GATTTCCATCGTCCTATTTACTCCTATTTCTGGGATGTAAATACCAACCGAAAGGTCTGGTTCTCGGGAGCATATAGAGTTTATATGCCCCCTGATATGGAACCAGTGTCTCGCTTGCGTTCTGTCGTAGATCATTTACGATGGGATTACGGCGTGGAGCTAAATATATCCACTATGTGGAATTTAGCACCGTGGTCCTGGCTCATCGACTGGGAATTAAATCTTGGAGATTTGATAACAAATCTCTCCAAGTGGTCCAGTGATGCGCTGTTGTTGCAATATGGCTATGTGATGGAGAATACTAAATCCACTTACATAGTCTCTCCTCAGTCCGGTCAGCGTTGGGAAAACGCTTTAGGGGCTCAGGAGCCTAATACGACTCTTGCTGGTATGGGCATTCGTGTCCACAGAAAGAGGCGTATTAGGGCAACGCCTTATGGATTCGGGTTGACTTATGGTGAGCTTTCAGCTAACCAAAAAGCCATACTCGCCGCGATTGGAATCACTCGATTCTAGTCGGGGATTGTTACCTGCATTCGCAGAGTAATTTCCACCCTCCGCGTAGCATAAGAAGCAAGCTGCGCTTTTAGATAGGAGCGATGCCAAATGGCCCTCGCAGATCAGTCAGTTACTATCAATTCCGTGGCCATCGCCCTTCCTCGTACAGGCTCGACGCTTACGTCGGGTGTGTTCGAATCGGGCGATGGGCTTGTGAAGGAAACCGTTTCCCATCAAAAGGGGAAGCGGACCCGTCACATGTTCCGGATTGACCACAACAAAGTTGCGGCCGATCCATTCCAGGCGTCGATCAACGCGAAGTACTCTATGAGTGCTTACGTGGTGTACGACGTCCCACCGGTGGGTTACACGGTGGCGGAAGCCAAGCAGGTCATCGATGGGTTTAATGCCCAGATCGCGGCCAGCACTGGCGCACTCATCACCAAGATTCTCGGCAACGAGAGTTGAGAGTTCTTCCCTGAAATCCAGGGGAGAAACTGACAAGTGAGAAACATTTGGCTCTGGAAAACCAACCTCTATTAGGAGGAAGTTTTGAAAAGCCTCATGTCGCTCTGGAAAGTGATGCTCAATGATTTGGGCATCAGGTGCTGCACTAGCACGGATCGTGACTTATTAACAGTCACGAGTCGGTACGAACACGAGGGGATATCGTTTCTTACGATAACCCTACCACGCTTTGGTAAAGACTTCCAAAAAAGTCTCGATCAAGGCATGGTCGACTCCAGCCTGTTTGCCGGTTTCCGGCGTTCAGGAGGTCTCCCAGCATTTCTGTCGGGTTTCCTTCGTCGTGTATTCGACCCTAGTGGTTCGGTACTGCCAAATCCGGACATCGACGCGATATTTTCTGTTAGACAGCTTTGTTTTGTCTTTGAGAAAATCGCTCTCGAGTGTTCGAAAGAACGCTACGAGAAAGCGATGCTCGGATATGTGCAGACTGAAGACGATGTCAAGGTGGCCGATAGGGGGCTTCCCGAAAGGGATGTCCTCTATCTCCGCTCTACTTTCGCCATGCTTTTTGGCGATTCAATCGACCGACTTAATCGCGATTTGCGAGATGGAAGGTACGATCGTTTCGTGCCCAAGCATGGACCTGGAGCTACAGCAGACTCTTTGGTTGGTAACCAAAAGTTTAAACAGTCTCGCTGGAGTTCCAGGCTCGAGAGAATACTTCCGGCTGGAGAGTTCATTATCCCCAACTGGAAGCATTATGCCCTTTTACAAGGCATTGACATCGTCCAACCTGGAAAAGAATTACCCGTTAGGGTTATTTCTGTTCCTAAAACGCTCAAAACACCGAGGATAATCGCAATTGAGCCAACTGCTATGCAGTATGCACAGCAGGCGGTTCTAGCGGCTATCCTAGATACATGGGAGAATGATGAATTCTTATCCAAGTATATCACACTTCAGGACCAAACGCCTAACCAGCGTATGGCCCGCGATGGATCGAAAACTGGCAGGCTTGCCACAATCGATTTATCAGAAGCTAGTGATCGTGTTTCGAATCAGCTTGTGCGGCAGCTTCTTGCTCCTTGGCCTGATTTTTTCGAGGTCGTGGATGCTTGTCGCAGTCGTACAGCTGATGTGCCTGGCTATGGCGTGTTACGTCTGGCCAAGTTCGCGTCTATGGGCTCGGCGCTTACGTTCCCGATTGAGATGATGGTGTTCGTTGCTATCATCGTAAGTCGGTTGCGCAGGCGTCATCCGAACTCTTCGATTTCATCGCTTAAAAACCGAGCTTTGAAATCAACGCGTGCCTACGGAGATGATTTAATTGTCCCCGTAGAAATAGTGCGCGACGTGATCCGAGATCTAGAATCTTTTGGATTCAAGGTCAATAAGGACAAGACTTTCTACAATGGTTCATTCAGAGAGTCTTGTGGTAAGGAGTACTACGATGGAGTCGACGTTAGTATTAGTCGGCTACGACGCGTGCTTCCTACCTCCCGTCGCGACGCAAGTGAAGTTGTTGCCATGGTC